TGGTTCTGACATGGCACAAATTGGATGGGTTGAGGTAACTACTGAGAACGGAGGTTCTGGATACTTATGGTACTTAAAATCTGAGCATGAAACAAGACTTCGTTTTGAAGACTATCTTGAGACTGCAATGGTTGAAGCAGTTCCAGCAGCAGTAGGATCTGGTGCAGCAGCAATTACACCAGGACAAGCAGGAGGTATGGGTAATAAAGGTTCTGAAGGAGTATTCTTCGTAGTTAATAATAGAGGAAATGTTTGGAATGGAGGTAACCCAGTTGCTCTTGCAGGATTTGACAGTGTAATCCAAAGATTAGACAAGCAAGGTGCTATTGAGGAAAATGTTATTTTCTGTAACAGACAATTCTCATTTGATATTGACGATATGTTAGCTGCTCAAAACTCTTACGGAGCTGGAGGGACTTCATATGGTTTATTTGATAATGACGAAGAAATGGCTTTAAACTTAGGTTTCACAGGATTCCGTAGAGGTTATGACTTCTACAAGTCTGACTGGAAATACTTAAACGATCCTACAATGAGAGGTGGTTTAACAGGAGGTGCAATCAACGGACTTATGGTTCCAGCTGGTTCAACTACTGTATATGACCAAATCTTAGGTAAGAACGCTAAGAGACCATTCCTACATGTAAGATACAGAGCTTCTGAAACTGAAGATAGACGTTACAAAACTTGGATCACTGGTTCAGCTGGTGGAGCAAGAACAAACACTATCGATGCTATGCAAGTTAATTTCTTATCTGAAAGAGCTGTATGTACTTTAGGTGCAAACAACTTCTTCTTATTTAGAGATTAATAAATAACAACAATTAGGGGAGGAGAAATCCTCCCCTTTTTTAAATTTAATTAAATTATATAAAATGAAAAAAACAAAAACCGCTGTTTCAAAACAGTACAGATTAAAAGGAGATGTAGCACCATTGTGCTTCATGTTAGCCTCAAACCATAATAAAAGAACATCATTACTTTATTTTGACGAAGATACTGGTACGAATAGACCTCTTCGTTATGCAAGAAACCAAAAAAGCCCATTTGAAGATGAGCAGGATGGAAATGCTATTTTAGAGCCTGTTGTATTTGAAGATGGATTCTTAAATGTAGATAGATCTAATCAGGTTCTACAAGAGTTTTTATCTTATCATCCAGGGAATGGAATGATATTTGAAGAAATAGATAATAAAAAAGATGCAGCTGAAGAATTAGAAATTGAAGAATTAATTTTAGATGCTCAACTTTTAGCAAGAGATTTAGATATTGCAATGTTAGAAACAGTAGCAAGAGTTCTTATCGGTGCTAATTCAGATAAACTAAGTACAGCAGAACTTAAAAGAGATATATTAGTTTTCTCAAGAAATTATCCTGAAGAGTTTATTGACGTATTAAATGATCCTGCTTTACAAATGTATGATGATGTTGTCCAATTTTTTGGAACTCAATTACTTTTAATGAAAAACCAAAACAGAGACGTATACTTTAACTTAGCTAAAAATAAAAGTAAAATGTTAACATTACCTTATGGTGAAGAGGCTAATGATATTGTAGCATCTTACTTTCAAACAGATGAGGGAGTAGAAACTTATAAGTTATTAAAAAATACTATGAAGAAGAAAAAATAATTTCTTTTTATATATTAGATAAAGAGCACCTTAATAGGGTGCTTTTTTTTTGTTTATCTTTGCACTTTATTAACCCATTAAAAACTTTTTATAAAATGGAAAAATTCTTATCAATCCCAGTTACAGGCTCTGGGGACGTTTTAGTTAACGTAAACGAAGTCCTGTCAGTAACTGCTGCAAGTGCGACTGCAACTGATACAGTTATTACTTATTTAAGTGGAAACACTGCAACGATTACAGCGGCTGCTCAAGTAGCTTTTAGCATGAGAAAATTCATTGCTGATTCAATGGTGGCTGCACTACAAACTTCTTGGACTCGTGTAACATACATGGCTATACCACCAAAAGCGGTTTCAGGAATAGTTATAGCATAACCATGGGAAAGTTTATTAACGTGCCCCTCCCGCTTTACAGTGTAACAGCGGACATGGCTACCCCAGCAGTAGCAGGTACCTCAACAGGTGCGGCTACGGGTAAATTAACTTTTGCAACAGGAACTTTTTTAACTGATGTTGCTATTGGAAATGTGGTTTTAGAAACTACTACTTGGACTGTCTCTACGGTAACCGCTGTTGATAGCGATACTGTTTTAAGTATTCAAGGTGAAGGTAATGCTGCTTTAGAAGCTTCTGGAGCTACTTTTAAAATATGGTCAGCTTATAATGCTTATGAGTTTGAAGTTTCAAGTGGAGCTTTTTTAACTGATGTTAATGTAGGTGATATAGTTATTAATACTACAGCTGGTAGAAATGCTGTTGTTACTAAAGTATATGATGACACTTCATTAAGTATGGATCGTGTAATATTTGATGACAACGCTACTGATGAGGCTGTGGTTATATCACAAAGTGGTTATGGCGGTAGATTAGTAAGTTTAGATAATATAGCTATGGTAATCCCAACTGCAGCTGGAGCGGGAGTAACTCCTGTAATTATTAATTATAAAACTAAAACTGCAGGTAATGATGTTTTAACTATTACTATAGCAGAAGCTCAATCTTATTTTAGTTGGCAAAATGCTTTTGAAAAAGTAATGATTGAAACTTTAGAGTCTGAATGGAAAACTGTTATAAGCGAAATGCCTTTAATAGCTGCTCCTGTAGTTGCAGGTAAACCAACAATTCTTTACGCTACTGGTGTTGTTTTAGCATAAGTAATGTTATATATATAAAGAGAGGCCTACAAAAAAAGTGGGCCTCTTTTTTTTTATTATCTTTGTGAAAATGTTTAAATAATATGGCAGCATCAATAAACGAAGTAAGAAATACTGTATTAGCAATAGCGAATAAAAATAACTATGGATATATATCCCCTCAAGACTTTAACCTTTATGCAAAACAAGCGCAAATGGATATGTTTGAGGACTACTTTTATTCATATAATAATTGGGTTAATAGAGAAAATAATCGTAGTTCGGGTACTGGTTATGCGAATATAACTAAAGGATTAGTTGAAGTAATAGATGGTTTCTCTACTCAGGTTTTTTTAGGACAAGCAAATGCTAACACATTTAATTTACCTAACGATTATTATCTAATAAATAAATTATTTTATTATTCTACTCCTTTATTTACAGGAACTGCAACAGCTGTTGCAACTAATCAATTAATAGACGCTGCAGCTATAGGTTGGACTGTAATACCTGCATCAGCACCAACACCAAAAATAGGGTCAATAGTAGTAAACACAACTACCTTACAACAAGCTTATGTAACTGGTGTTGTAAATACTACTACAATTACTATAAGTTCAGATATATTTCTTGTTCCAGGAGAAAGTTATATTATATATTCGAACACTAATACTAAAGAAGTAGAGAGAGTAAGTCAGAATAAAATATTTCTTCTTACTAATTCTATGTTAACAGCACCAACTAAAACATATCCAGCATACGTATTAGATGGAAATATAATTACTGTATATCCTTCTACAATTTTAAATGTTGGAGACATACAAGCGCAGTATATAAGATATCCATTTGCTCCAAGATGGACATACTTAAATTTAGGTAATGTAGGAGAACCGCAATTTGATCCAAATCAATCTGACTTCCAAGAATTTGAGTTACCAGATTCTGATGAGCCTTCATTGATAGCTAAAATTTGTCAGTATGTAGGAATAGAAATTAGAGAGGCTGATGTTTATAATTTTGGAGCAACTGAAGAAGGTAATGATACACAAGAAACAAGTTAACTATGGCATATATTACAGATTATCAATACTATGAAAACGGAGGAATTATTCCTGAAGACTCTAACTGGGGTTCTTATCAATATGTAACATTAGAAAATATTGTAAATAACTTTATGTTAATGTATCAGGGTAACAATGAAATTATAAATAACATAAATCGTTATCAAGTTTTATTTCACGCAAAGCGAGGGGTTCAGGAATTGAACTACGATGCAATGAAGGAAATAAAAATATTAGAATTAAAGGTGTGTGATCAATTAAGATTTGTATTACCACCAGATTATGTTAATTGGGTAAGGGTTTCAGAGATGAGAGATGGAATGCTTTTTCCTTTAACAGAAAATATTCAAACTAATTGGAGTGGGGCTTACTTGCAAGACCATGAATGTCAAATATTATTTGATATAGATGGTAATGTTCTTAAACCTCATGACTCTTTCTTTGATATAGAAAGGTTGGCTGGTCAACAGCAAAATATGTATTTAGGTAGTGGTCCTTATAATGGACAGATGGGTTGGAATGTAGATGGTAATTGGTGTTTTGATTATAATGTACAAGCAAGGTTTGGATTAAATACAGAGACTGCAAATATAAATCCTACTTTCAGTATTAATAAAAAAGGAGGTGTAATTAATTTTACATCAGTAATGGCAGGTAAGTTTGTGGTATTAGAATATGTTTCTGATGGCTTAGAGAATGGTGATGACTCAAGTGTAAGTGTTAATAAAATGTTTGAAGAATTTATTTATGCATACATTAAATACTCTATTTTAAATGGTAGATTTGGAGTTCAAGAATATGTTATCAATAGAGCAAGGAAAGATAAATCTTCTTTATTAAGGAATGCTAAATTAAGGTTAAGCAATATACATCCAGGGAGACTTTTAATGAATATGAGAGGTCAGAATAAATTGATAAAATAATATGGCACAATCACGTACTGATTTCATAGCTGGAAAGATGAATAAAACGGTGGACGAAAGATTAGTCCCACCAGGAGAATATGTAGATGCTTTAAATGTTAGGTTAGGATCTACTGAGGGTACTGAAATAGGGGCTGTAGAGAACTCTAAGGGAAATACTCTTCTTGCAGATGTTCAGTATGCTGGAGACACTTTAAGTCCTGCAGCAAGAACTATAGGTGTTTATGAGGATGGTGTTAATGAGACTCTATATTGGTTTATAAATGACCCAAATAATACAAACTCTGCAGTAACAGGGAGGGTAGATTTAATAGTTTCTTATAATACAGATACTTCTACTTTAGTATACCATGTTATTAGTACCTCTGTTTTAAATTTTGATAAAGAGTTTTTAATAACAGGAGTTAGTAAAATAGAAAATCTTTTATTTTTTACTGATGATTTAAATCCTCCAAGAGTTATAAATGTACAAAAATCACCACCAGGATATGGTCT